TCGAAGATATTAAAAATTCTCTGGACAATTCAAAATTGCTGTATGAGGAGAACGGGGAGCAGAGGGCCTTAGAGCTAATAGACGAAGAGGCGGACCGGATGAGACGATTACAGCCAAAAAGCATCTTATGACTCAGACCACATCGCTCGAAGACAACATGGAATTCTGGGCGGATCACCCGGACCAGTTCGTGAGAGATGTTTTTGAAGGCGTAATACCTGATGCGTGGCAGGATGAGACATTAAAGGCATTTCCGTATAAACAGCGCCTAGCCATGCGCGCTTCTAAGGGTCCGGGCAAAACCTGCGTACTTGCATGGATAGCGTGGAACTTTCTACTTACGCGCCCGAATTGTCGCATAGCGGCGACAAGCATCACCGGAGAAAACTTAGCGGACGGGCTTTGGGCCGAGATGGCAAAATGGCGTAACAAGTCGCCATTATTGCAAGAAATGTTCGAGTGGACAAAAACTAGAATTTACAGAAAAGACGCTAGATATGAATCGACATGGTTCATGGCCGCGCGTACTTGGAGCAAGTCAGCAACGGCGGAAGATCAGGGGATGACCTTCGCCGGGTTTCACGAAGATTTCGTGATGTTCATTTTGGACGAAAGCGGAGGCATACCGCAATCGGTGATGGTGAACGCCGACGCGGCGCTGTCTTCTTGCAAAGAAGGGCATATTATTCAGGCCGGAAATACCGTAGCGCTCGAAGGACCGCTCTATCGGGCGTGCACCGCCGAGAAGCACTTGTGGCATATCGTAGACATAAACGGCGACCCGGAGAATCCTAATCGCTCCCCTCGCGTCAGTTTGAAGTGGGCCAATGAAATGATCGGGCTGTACGGCCGCGACCATCCTTACGTTAAAGTTTCTGTTCTAGGTCAGTTTCCGGATTCGTCATTTAACTCCTTGATCGGCGTAGATGAAGTCGAAGCGTCGATGAAGAGGCTATACGCAGAACAGGATTATATAAATCATCCGCGGATACTCGGGGTGGACGTAGCGCGGGAGGGCGTTGACGAATCGGTGGTAACTCCACGCCAAGGATTGCAAATGTTTAAGCCAATGACTTTCAGGAATATAGACGGAACACAGGGCGCATCGCATGTGGCGCGTAAGTGGAGAGAATGGAAAGCTGACGGGTGCTTCATTGACGGTTCGGGCGGGTTTGGATCATCGTGGCAGGATAATCTAATAAGATTGGGCTATGCGCCGATTTCAGTACACTTTTCGTCAAAACCGGTAAGCGAGCGGTTTTTTAATAAAAGAACCGAAATGATCTTTGAACTGGTCGAATGGATAAAGCGCGGAGGAGCGTTGTATCCAGTGAAGGAGTTGGTGGCCGAACTGACGCAAAGCACCTATACGTTTAAGGGAGATAGGCTGCTGCTTGAACCGAAGGAATTACTGAAAGCGAAGATCGGTCGGTCTTGCGATCATTTGGATTCGGTGGCGCTGACATTTGCCGCCCCCGTCGAGAAGGCGCCTCAATTCGTAGACGGGTGGCCCATCGACTCCGTCCGCACGCCCGTTACGCAGCGCTATGGAGATTATCGACCCCTCTCACGGGAATATATTCAACGCGGCAAGAAGTATTAAATAACCATCTATCACTCCCAGGAAAATTACTATGACTTTTAAGCCAACCAGTTGAATTACCTAGGCTTTTACTCTATAATAGCCGTTTTATGGAGTGAGAGATGCCGAGCGCAGCCGTTGGGAAATTCCTTAATTTCAATTATGTTAAAGGCCCGACTGAGCTTGTACAAGGTGCGGCGGATGTGTTTCATCCTCCGGCGCCAAAAGTTCCCGCAACGCCTCCCGTACCCCCAGCCGCGAACCCGGCTTCGTTAGCTAACAGTTCAAGCGCCTCTTCAGCTTCAAATGTCGGCGCAAAAGCCGCGGCGGCACTGGCCGCACAAAACGGCGGCGCGCAGTTCGGTGGCTCCGCCACATCGAAAGCCAGCTTACTCGGTCCAAGTTAATGGCTCTCAGCATGAAAGACGAAGCTACCAGTTGGCTAGAACAAGCGTCCCCAGAGACACTGAGCAAGCAGCCGATTAAAGCGAGCAAAAATCCGCCGAAAGAAAAGATCAGCGAAAAAGATTGGAGCGTGCTTAGAGGGCACTTAGAAAGTAATCTCGCTATGCTCCGCACATGGCGGGATAGTTGGTGGATTCAAAACTATAGCGATTTGGCGCGGTACATATTGCCGCGGCGTTCGATATGGCTGACTCAGTCGGCTGGCGGCATTCCGTCACCGAACACAATGACTCGGGGGCTGGAGATCAACAATAATATTCTTGATCCGACTGCGACGTTTGCGGCTCGGGTTTGTGCAGGCGGGATCGTCAGCGGGCTCTGCTCACCGTCTAGACCGTGGTTCAAACTCGTTCCGGCGATGAAGGAAACGCAGTTAGATGACGAAGCGAGGCAATGGCTGGATACTGTAGAAGATCTGGTGTATCGCGTCCTGGCGCGTTCTAACTGGTACTCAGCGATAACTCAAGAGATTGAGGATCTTGTCGTTTATGGTACTTCGGTTAATATCATTTATGAAGACGCGAAAGACTTAATCCGGTGTTACACGCCGTGCGTCGGAGAGTATTATTTATCGTCCAGCGCCACAATGCGGGTGGAGGAACTGAACAGAGTATTCGTTATGACCGTATCGCAGATGGTCGATATGTTCGGGCTTGATAACTGTTCGCCAGACGTGCAAAAGCTGTGGAGCGAAAAAGGCGGTTCGCTGACAACTGAGAGATTGGTTGCGCATAGCATAGCGCCGAATTACGCAGTAGGAGATCAGGGCAGCGGCGTAGGCAGAATTAAAGGTGACTTCGCTTATCGTGAAGTTTTCTGGATGTACGGCGGGGGAACGAAGTACCCGCTTTCTATGCGCGGCTATATGGAATCTCCATTTACTGCGACACGCTGGTCGACGCAATCGAATGATGCTTACGGCCGGTCTCCAGGCATGGACATTTTGCCGGATGTGATTCAGCTTCAGGTGATGACGGAAAGAAAAGCGGAAGGGGTAGAGAAAGGTTTACGGCCGCCGCTGATAGCGAATGCGGAATTGAAAAACCATCCGCAGTCACAGCTACCCGGAATGGTCACGTATTTGAACGAAGTTAGCGCCGGCAAGGGTATGCGTTCGATTTATGAACAGCAATTTGAATTGAATTATATTACGCAAGATATTGCGGCGATCCAGCAGAGAATTAAGGTAGGACTATTTAATGACTTGTTCATGCTTATAATTTCTGGCGAACCGATGACGGAGAAAACTGCCACAGAAATAACCGCTAAGGTCAGTGAAAAAATAGCCATCATCGGTCCGGTAATTGACAACTTACTCGGTGGTTTGCAGCAGAAATTGCAGCGCGTATTCGCCATATTACAACGTAAAAAGATGATCGCGCCAAAGCCGAAATCGCTTCAAGGCGATCCTTTGGACGTCTCGTTTATTTCGGCACTGGCGATTGCGCAGAAAGCAGCGAACCTTACAGGAGCCGAGAGCCTAGTAAAGATGGCTGGCGGATTAGCGCAATTAGGAAAGCCTGAAGCATTAGATCCTTTGGATGTGGATTTTATTCTGCGCGATTATCAAAGTATGTTGGGTGTGAAAGAGCAGTATCTTCACGGGCCAGGGTTTGTAGCACATGTGCGCGAGCAACGCGCAGCGCAGCAACAACAGCAACAGAAATTAGCGGCGATGAACAGTATGGCTGATACAGCAAGTAAGGGGGCGAGTGCGGCTTCCGATCTCTCTGACGTAGACGTCGGTTCCGGGCAAAATGCGGTTCAGGCGATGCTCGGAACGCAAGCAGGACCAGGTCAGCGCCTGTAGTTTATGCCGAATTCAACCCTCCCACGCGGATCAGCCAAAGGAACTTCAGGTGGTAAGGCCGGGAGTACAGGCGGCGTTACTACATTCAACGGACAGGTCGGTGACGTAGTATTCACTGGCGGCAGCATACCGCCAGAGTCGATAACCTACGCACAGATTCAAAATGAAACTGCCAGCACGCTGCTTGGTAATCCGGACACATTGGCGGGCAGTCCTTCTGAAGTCACGCTTGGCGCGCAGCTAGGTTTTACGCTTTCAGTTCTGAACACGGCAGGCATATCAGCGACTATCACTACTGCAAAATTAACCGGCGGAGGGACGAACGGGAGCATGACCTTTACTGAGGGCGTGCTCACGAGCCAGACTCCGGCTACATAAAAAAGTATTTGCAATCTCTCCAAATAAATAATATGCTTGCGTTTACACAATAACTTTCTCGGAGAGAATATGCCTGAAGCAGTACACGAATCGGACGTACTTACCGGAACCATGAAATTCTTTTCTACCGATAAGGGTTACGGTTTCGTAGTTCCGGATAATGGGAGCAAGGACGTTTTCGTCCACATAAATCAGTTGAAGAAATCCGGGATAGGACATTTGATGGAAGGCGACAGGATTCAATTTTCTGTGGGCGAACATAAAGGTCGATATCAAGCAGTAGAAATCGGCTTGATATGAAAGAGGCATCTTATTCGCATTGGGGTTTGTTCTTTGAGGCGGATGAGGCAGAGTATTTCGAGAAAGAGAGATTTGGAGATATAGACGTTGTGGAATTAAGGGAGATCGGATGGTCCGGTCTCGGAATGTTAGAGGGGTTAATATAATATGCCGTCAAAAAGTAAAGCTCAGGAAAAACTTATGAACATCGCGGCCCATACCCCCGGTGGCTATGGCGGCGTACCGGAGAAAGTGGGGAAGGAGTTTCATGCGGCCGATAAAGCAAAGGCCAAAAAGAAACTCAAAGAATACGATAAACTTTATAACAAGGATTAAATAATATGCAACAGATTGTAATTATACCCAACAACTCATCCGCGAACACCGCGCTGTTTTACACCACCCAAGAAAAAGCGGAGATCGCTCGGGACAATATCCAGGCGAGAATAAAAGAAGGCGGCGATTTTATACTTAATCAGAAAGATGAATTCGGAGTCACGCTTATTATGGCGGTGAAAAATATTTCTTACGCGATGTACATCGACATGGACAAGCAAGCGCAGCTTCAGGCATTCTTGCGCGGCGGACCAGTGCCGACGAAAGAACAATCTCAAATTTTGGGCGTTGCATAGGTGCAAGTTGAGTTTGTCTTTTCTCCCCGGCAGAAGGTAAGAATAGTTGCTTACGGACTGCATTATGAGGGCATGATACTATGGTGCGAATATAGTAATGACAACATATACATGGTGGAATGGGCGAGTGACGGTAAAATACAAAACCAAAGGTTCTATGAGAATCAATTAGAGGGCATATGAGAAAGAAGAATGAACTCGAAATGTTGAACGAATACATGACGGGTTTGAATATAATGATCGACGCTGCATCACAAATGGTTCACCAGTTTCAGAGCTTGAAATGGGTGGCTTGCAGGGACATTTTGACTAAGATAAAAGATTCTCAGGTTGGTGCCATAAAGACGGAGGTGCCAAAAGCAGTATGATCGAAGAAGAAAAAATACCGCAGATCCGCGGTTCCGTCGTGCGTCCGACCGAAATAATGAGCGAACAAGATAGTGTGAACGCTTTTATCGACGGCGCGAAGATGGCGGCATCGGCAGCACGGGAACTTGCTAAAGAAACCGGCGCTCCTGAATGGCATGACAACGCTGCGTTCTTGGAACAGATGGGTGTCAACGGAAAGAAGCTAAGTCAGATGAAGGCGATGACTCGGCTTGAGAACGCGATGGCCGCGCAGCTAAAATCCGGCTCGAAATTTATAATGTAATTTTATGACAGATGATATTTACCGTAAGCAACTCGCGGATTTCGGCATTGAGCAAACTCAAATAGTCGAAGGCAGCGCCGCCAAGAAGCGGCGTGAAGACGAAGAGCAAACGCTGCTCGGCATAACGAAGTCTCTCGCCAATTCTGTCGGCGGCCGGCAGTGGTTGTATAATCAGTTAACGATTTGCCAGACGTTTTCTCCCCCGTTTGCGCCAGGTAAGCCGGATCTGTCGGCATTCTTCGCCGGCACTCAGGCAGTGGGTATCCGCCTTTTTAATGAAATAATGAAAGTAGCCCCGGAGAAATTCTACGAAATGATCCTAGAGGCGGACGCGCGTAAGCGCGGCGTGAAGCCGAAAGACTCAGGTACGGACGAGATTATCTTCACGTAATTTTTTCATCCAGGCTTCCGCATGGTCCCGCGTCACATAAGTACAGCGGCCAATCTTTTTTATAATTAATCGGCCGGCCTTCACTTCCTTATAGAACGTGGTGGTGGACATCTGGTAAATTTCCAGAAAGGAATTGCGGCGCATTAATTCAGGTTTAGTTCTTTCGGAAAGAGTGTCTTTGGAAGGCGGTCTGTACTCTTTCATTT